CCCCAGTGAGTATCAGCAATCACAGCAATCTTAGCCATTATCAACCCTGCCTTTTTTTGTGCCTATTTACAGCCTGTTCAATATTGAATTCGCGATCATACGCTTCGATGGCATTGGATATTTCTGTTCGGATAATATCCAGCCGTTGCCGGTAGTTGGAGCGTATGTATATATTTTCCTTAGGGTCAAGCAGGTTCTTTATTATCGACTCGACCTGAAACGGTGTGTTCTGGTTCATTTTCGTCCTCATAAAATCTGGCAAGGTCTTTAGCGGCCTTGCGCTTTTCTTTCTTATTCTTTTCCTTAGACTCAAATTTGTCCATGAAGTGATTTATATTATCATACATTTGAGTAGGAAGCAAGTGATTATCGTTGCTATCAACAAGGGTATCTATTCCTACATTGGTCAAGATCACATCATTGAAGTATTTGTAAGTGGTGTATCGCACTCTCTCTTCCTTTGCTATTCGTCTAAGGAATGCAAAGAAGATGATCTGGGTAAAATATGCAAATGGATTGGTCGTCTTGTTTATGTCAAAGTCCTTGAAATACATAATGCAGTTTTCAATGCCGTCATCGATCATTTCTTCTCGAAAGGAATAGTTAATGAAACAAGGCTTGTGAGATAACTTGACGGCAATCTTTTGGATACATTCACCTATATAGTTGCTCATCCTAGGTATTTCTATGCCTTTGGCTATATTTACCTCACATACCTTCCTATATTCAACTATTGCTCTGTAAAATTCCTTATTGTCAACATAATGGGGCTTCTTTGTATTTTTCATAGTATTCCTTCATTTTTTGCTTGACAGTACGGCCAGTTACTGTATAATAGGCTATGCCTTACTTTGATAATAACTTAAAAGAAACATAATAAAATCTTTCAATAATAGAACATGAGCGAAGCGAACTTCACGCGAAGCGTGAATCAATGGATAGTCCTCTTGATAGGATCAATGTGTTCCAGAATGGTTTTAAGGATGTCTGAGTCGTCTTCAAGATCATCCTCATCGAAGGTTTCTGGTTCTTCAAGGTCGACCATTGGTTTAGTTTCCAATGCCGTTACTGCCTCAGAATAGTATTCCATTAGAGATGGTGAAGGTTGTGAAATCGTAATAATATCCGTCTCAAATACCTTAAATTCCTGTGTCTCACATATACGGCCAAATACCCATTGCATCAGCGAAATGGCCATCTTGGACGGCATTAGGGGGTTCTGCATATATACAATCTTCATGGGATTCTTCATGAGGAAATAAGCATTATTCTCCTCATCCTTTGGGATTTCCTGAGAAAGGGATATTAAATCCTCACCCGTTACAAGACGGAAAAACAACACAGATGGTTGTGATATTTCCATGGTCATCCTTTCAACTGGATTTGGTATATCTTGAAACGGAACTTCTCATCACTATATATTCGCAGTCTCTCCATAAAGTGTTTAAGGGTATAGTTTTCCTTTTTACCTGTCCGGAGGTCATCCGCTATATCGAATAGTGTCGCTTCTGTCTTGGTATCCGACACTCTCAATCCTCTGCCAATAGACTGGAGGTTTCTAATCCTTGATTTGGACGGTGAGGCGAATATGATGTTATTTAGCTGCTTGATATTAATTCCGGTGCTAAAAGTTCCGTAGGATGCAACGATGATTGCATTGGTCTCCTTTTCCACAATGCTTCGGATATCCTCTCTGTCATCACCCGAAACCCCACCATGCACAAAGAATACCTTCCGTTCCTTAAACTCGTCCTTGAAACTATTCAGGAGAATTCTACCATGCTTATCGACAAACTGGTATAGGATTAGAGTATTGCCTTCGAGCGACAGGGTGAGGTTCTTGATGAACCTATTCCGTGCATCGCTCATTACTATATAGTTGAGTTCCTCCTGATAGGTAGCCTTGCGAAGGGCAGTGCACTTTTCAGGAGGATGCTTAAGAACCAGGCATTTGATCCGAAAATCAGCCACATGTTTCTGGTCCATGAGGTCCTTAGTCGTCGTCACCTTATTGACTGGACCAAATAGACCCTCCAGTACCAGCTTGTGCGTCTTTGTGCCGTCGAGTGTACCTGTCGTGCCGATGCGATGATGGGCCTTTGTCAGGCCCGTCATGATATCCTTCAGCGAATTGGCCTTAAATAGATGGCATTCATCACCAACTACCGTATCATATATTCGAAAATATGATTTTTCCATCTTATAAAGGGACTGCCAAGTCGAGATAGTGATCGGCTTATCCGATGTCTTATCTTTACCAGCAGTAATGGTATGGACATTAGAATCGCTATCAAATCCATATGATGCGAAATCGCCAGCAAGCTGAGAAACCAGATTAGTGGTAGGCACAACCACAAGAGATTTGCTCGTAATATTTTTATCATGGAGATACCTCAATATTAGGTAAATGATTAGTGATTTTCCTGATGCTGTCGGTGATACCAACAGACTTCTTTTATCCCGTATGGCCTGTGCGAAGGCTAGAACTTGGTAATCTCTCGGCACAATAGGCAACTTCAGTGATCGGATAAAGTCCTCAGCCTCAACCAATGAGAACTCATCTGTGTGTTCCTCATATCGATATTCATAGCCTCTCTGTCTGCAAAAGGACATGATCTCATTTGCAAGGCCACGATAGATCCTGTGTGACCTTAGATCGAAAAGCCGAATCTTTCCGTCCCAAAGGCGATTCTTATAAGCCGGGGAAAAACGAAAGCCGGGAACTTCAAAGGTAAAGGCTTCCCGAAGTTCATATGCGATCCCTTCTTCACATGCTACATGGACATAGACATCATCAACATTGGTTATGACTAACTCATCACTCATCCGTTGCCGGGTCCACCCGTAAACCGCTCCCAATCTATGAATGACCGGAGTTGATAGGTTCGGCTATTGAGTTCCCTAAGGACTGATGTGCAATAAGCCACTATTTCCTCATTATATACTTTCCTTAAAAGGATGTCAATCAACTCCTGATCCGAATCCAGATATGTGGGAATGTCTTGTCGGAGAATCTTTTTCATGACCGGCTCTCGACCTATTGTGGCCAAGTCCTCATCATTATTGAGATCACCGCTCCAATATTGAGTCAGGAGGAGCCGCTTCTTATTATAATCACCCAACAATTTCCTTGAAACCATATTGTGATACGACATGATGGTTAGATATTTGGAGTGGTGTTTGGGAATATTCATGAGTTCCCTACCAGGCTCTGTCTCGTCCATGATAGAGTCCTTACTCCACATCTCCATGAGTTGTTCAATAGTTACTGGAGGCTTCATATTTCATTCCTACATTTACGTTTTCGATTATATTATCAATCCTGTTAAGTAAAAAACCCCGATAATATCTTTCATCGGTACCCCAATATAACTTATCGGTTGTTTGTTCCCTTATTGGGCCTCTGTGTCCATATGTCTGTACCACAATTTCTCTTACGGATTTCATATCAATACGGCGACCTAGGGTCGATTCCCAGTTTATTAGCAATTGCTTCTATTATGCCACCAGAAAAAGAAAATATAGCCTCTAGAGGATACTTTATTATATTACAAGGACCAGTTATCACATCCGCTTCTACCTGGTATAGAACCTTCATCGGATGCACATATCTATGGAGTCGCACAACTTTCATGTCCACATTCCTATGGTTAGAATGTTCATTATACACAGTATTGTAGGTATTGTCAAGTGGTATTATAAGCGTTCAATGACCATTTGATCATAACGAATGGTCATGTCACAAACCGGTGTGACATCCGCAGATACGGTGTGATCGAACTGGATCGCACCCAACTGGGTCGGATGGCAGTTGGTAAACTTTACTCGAATGTTGGGGATATTCGAGTTTGTCTTGATTTCCAGATAGCCATCATAATATTTTTCGGTAAACCTTGATGCATACTGCTTGAACTTGAATGGGTTGGTTAGAGTTATCAACCATATATATGTGTCTTCCCATGTTCGCATATCTTCATCAACAAGGAATGTCAATGTCAGTGCATCATATACCAGTTTATCGCCATGCCGGTAGATATCCGAGAAGGGTGTAGAGACAAGAACCTCGCTTGTAGCAATACCCGGCATCAGGACTGTCTGGCAAAAATACTTCGCGAACGATAAGGACGGTATCGTGAAGGTATATTTGGTCTGTTGTAAAAAGTTGCCATTATCAGGAATGGATGTTAGAAGTGATTCTTGGGCCATAATAGTTCCTTTGTGGATGAACTATTTATGCGACACGACTATCTATAGACCAGGTTCCCTCAGGTTCCCTAACATGGTAATACACTATTGACCGAACATTCTGAATCTCTTGTTGCCACATCCGGTTTACGACAGAAACCCATAAGTGGTCTAGACACAAGGTTTGGGCTTGGTCATGTATTGAAAGATTTGTGGCACCGGTATCGTTAGGTAAGACTTTATTTAGAACGGAATTCATTGATCTTTTCCTCAATAAGAATCACATTTTCCCTTTCATTCAGGATAGTCGATGCGACATCCTCCCACACAACTGTTTCAATATCATTCCAGAGCGCCTCTTTGAGTCTACCCACAAGATATAAGTCCACTTGGTCATCTATGAGGCGACCCGTTGACCTTTGTGTAGAGAAAATTTTCTGTTCTACGCTATTCATTCGACAACCACTCCTTTGGTGGATTTATTCCTATTCTCGCAACCTGGATCAAAATCTTCGTCTTCAAAAATAACATCATCTAAAGCATCTTCGATTGTTAATTGAATTATTCGTAACTCGTCCTTTAAACCTTCCTTAACATATCCGTCGTTTCTATGATTGTTGTATTCAGCAATAAGATTATTAATCATTTCCAAAGCCGAATGCGTCATTTTAATCTCCTTACTTTAGGAAAAACGTGTATACGACACCGCTTATAATAAAAAGATTTGTTATGATGTTCAATACTACTAGAGAAGTCCTAATCATAGCTATCCTATCAGCCTCGGTGTTATCTGTGGTTGCCTTTTCACCGAGAGCTTTTGCCCATAATTTCCACACTATTTATACTCCAATAAATCAGCAATTTGATTAGATATATCAACAAGCCAATCCCTATCGTGACCTCTTGTCGTTTCTGCTGCTGTTCCTATTTACACCTATATTGAATGATTAGTGTATCATGGATTGCCTCTATTGTCAAGGCCTAGTTCAACTTTTCATGGAATATTGCGTGTCGAGTATGATTAGTTCCGTGGGTGCAGACAAGAACTTCTTGGATAACCGCATCGATATGGTCCTTCCAGTAGTTTAGGAATTCATGGACGCGAGGTATCTCAGGAATAATGTCATCAGTCTGCCAGATGAACTGTTGGAGTAAGCTTCTATAATCGGGTCGAAAATAGTTTACCTCAACGATAACTATGGACCTTAGGATCATGGGAACCTCCTTGGCTGAAAAAAAGGGGAGCCGAAGCTCCCCCAAGTTTGGTAGTCGATTATTATTGTTCTTAACAGTATTTATGTAATCGGCATATGTCGAGCCAGGAATGGAACGATGTCTGAAAGGGGTATCCACAAACCGATAAAAGATGTCCCTCTCATCCGAGCCATTGTGATTCCAATCAGTCGATATTCGCCATTGACATACCGATACAGCGCACCGCCAGACGACCCTGCTGCGATTTCAGCGGTAGACCTAAGATATACATCCAATTTGCCGTCTATTATATGAGGCTCAATCGATCCAATCATACCGCTCGTTATTGTTAGACTTCCACCCATCGGGAAGCCTATAGCATAGCATTCCTCGCCGATCAATAACTGAGCGAATTCTTGTTCGATGATGGCCGTAGAGTGATATATTGTTTTAGGATCTAAAAGGCGAATCAGGGCCAAATCTGATGATTTATCCTTTGCAATCACTTTTCCTAAATGCACATACTCACCCACCAGTTCGTTTCCGTTAAAATATACAGGAATGGAAATACTAATGATATCATTGGTATCGGTATCTAAAACACAATGTTTTGCTGTAAGGATTAATGTTTTAACATTACCGCTTATATCCTCGCGAGCCGAATGGACAATTTGACCCGAACAACTACCACTACTAGTTATTTTGACGGCGGGCGAAACCATCTGTGTTCGTACCTTCAATAGGTCGACTGGTGCCGCAAAGGATGTGCTGCATAATGCAACCATGATCACGCCTATTGCGAGAAGATGTTTCATTGGTTTACCTTGGGTGAGATTAGTATTTATATGAATGGGTTATTGGATACCTTGGAAGCCTTTAAAAAAGAGGAGCAAAAGCCCCTCTTTTTTATTATTGTTAGTGTGATAAAAATATCACATTAAGTTGCGAACTCGGAATATCCGGTAATACTTGTTGGCTTGATCCGCATTGTTACGGTCACCAACAACACCATCACCGGCTGTCGTCGCGAATGGGTTTGCTACCATCCCGTAACGGGTCTTGAAGCCGATCTTTGGCTGGAACGTATCTTGTCCAACTGCACGAACCATTTGGAGTGGTACGTATGGGCAGTAGAACAACCCGGCGTCATAGGGTGAAGTACCCTTATAGCCGACTGTCGCGAGTTCGTCACCAACTGAAGAACCACCGAAGTAAGGATCGATGTAAACCTTGATGCGACCATGAAGCATACCAACGAAGGTATTTCCAGTGTCGTCAACATTCAGGTTGGCTTGGAGTGCGGGAGTATAATCAAGAACACCGGCCATCGAAAGCGCAGAAGCGATATCCGAAGAAACGATGATGATATTACCCTTGCCCCGACGAGTAGCCTTGGCAATCGCATGAGCTTCGCGTTCGATCTGGAACACAAGGCCCTTGAACTTTTCAACCATCCAACGACCGTTTGAGTCGGTGTCAAGATCGAAAGTACCAGCAGTAGTTGTACCATATGCTGCACCCAGTGTCGCTGTCCGATAGATTGTGCGAACAACTTCGCGGTTGATTTCAGCAAGGATTTCGCTGGACAGAATGTTTGACAGTTCGGTTTCGGCGTCGAGACCGTGAACAGCCTTAAGATCCTGTGCGAGTTCCATGGTGTATTCTGCCTTAAGCGCACGGCTTCGGGCAGTAACAGTCACCTTATCAATGGTAAATGCCATCTCAGCAAAAGCATTTCCTGAGTCATCACCCAGAGCTTCGGCTCTTGCAGTTGTCATACCAGCACCAACACCATAGACAGAAGATGTTCCTGTCGCAAACACGGGGTTCGTGTTTGAGAGTGAGCCTGATGTGTTACCGTTCGCGCCAGCAGCGTTTGTTGACGAGAAGCCAGTATTAGCTTCGCTATGCAGAGCTTCCGCACCAGTCTGTGAAGCATAGGTTGACTTCATCGCGAAGATAAGGCCAGTAGGACCAGTCATTGGCTGAACGCCGCAGATATCATACGCGATAAGATTCGGTAGTGCACGACGAACTAGACTGATAAGAATCGGGTCGTAGTTGTCGATGGCGGAACCTGTCGCATTTGTAGGCGCAGCTTCCGAAAGGTAACCTGGAGTATGTCCGCGTTCCTCAGAGAGGGCTCTTTCCTCGTTCTCAAGAACGAGTGCAGTAACGGCTCTCTTATAAGGATCCTTAATCGCAGGCAGGCCTGGGTGATCAAGGACGGGTCCCCACTTGTTTTCTAGTTGCTCAGTAAGATACATTTTAGTTCTCCTTGTATTCTTATTATTTAGTAATTCTTAGTTCGGAAGCTTTTTACCTAGAACCTTGACATACTTGCCCATGGCACCGGTTAGTTCTTCATTAATCAGATTTCTTCCGTCAGCGAATTCTTCCTCTGAATCGGTAGTTCTTGCAGGCTTGAGCGTATTTGGAAAATAGCTTTCCCGCAGAGTTGTGACCTTGGCTTCAAACTTTTCGTCCGATGTGTATTCAACACCTTCAGCCAGTGTCTTGATCTTTTCGGCCTGAGTATCAGTCAGACCATCTGTTGCATGATTAATGATCTCGCTCTTTCGGCTTTCAGATAGCATCCGTGAAAGTTGGACGTTATTGTCGATTTCCTCATTAAGCTTGGATTCTAGTTCATCAACCTTTGCAGACAGTTCTTCCACGACATTAATCTTTTCCTCAGGAATGTCAATGTAGTTTTCAGAGAAGAGGTTCTTTAGGCCTGCAATGAAGTCTTCGGTTAGCTCGTTTCGGAGGCTTGATTCGATAGCAACTTCATTATCAGCAACCCACTGTTCGACCACATAATTCAGGTAGTCGTCCACACTCTCGGATAGTTGGGCATGGATCTTCTGGATTTCTTCAGCCAGAGCGTTATCATAGGCTTCTGTGATCTCAGCCAGTTCATGCTCTAGGCGTTCCTTAACGGCGGCTTCGAAGATTGTGGTAGCCTTTTCACGGAATTCTTCTGAGAGTTCTTCACCTTCCAATAGAGCATTGACATGTTCGGCCATGTCGATTTCGTATTCAGGAGCTTCTTCCTCGGTATCTTCTTCCGTATCTTCCTGGAGCTCAAAGTTTTCTTCGATGGCTGTGGCGATTTCGTCTTCGCTCAGACCTTCTTCAACCAGAGCATCAATGAAAGCTTCTAGTTCCTCAGAGATTTCTTCTTCGACCTCTTCGCCTTCAAACTCAAAGTTTTCGGCAATGGCTGTGGCGATTTCGTCTTCGTCAAGGCCTTCAGCAACTAGCTCATCAATGAAGTTTTCCAGTTCCTCAGAGATTTCATACTCGTCTTCCTCAGACATCCGGGTAGGAACATTGGCATTACCACTTATCTTATTTCCTGCCATTGTTAGGCCCTTGCGACGTTTTCTATCATCTTCGGAATCTTTATATCCATATTGAGCACCTCGTTTGCTGGAATGCATAGACGCCTTCTTGACATAATTTCCGATTCTCTCGCGACTAACTTCGTCAAGCTGGTCTTCCTCATGAATAGGAGCTGTTTCTCCACCCTGCTTGTCGGCTCGGCGAGCAGGAGCTTTCTTTGCATTTTTACCAGCTTTGGCTGGCCCTGATTCACCCGTAGGTGTTGTAAGAGCGGGTCCAAGATCCTGGACTTCCGCTGCATTTGGCGGAGTTGAATTGGGATTAGAGAAGCGACCATCAGAAGTCTTAGACTTCGGCTTAAGGGTTGCCGCGTTCGGCGTCGAACTGTTTGCACCCCGATCGGGATCGGGTCTAGACGGCACATCTGGTAAATGTGACTCGGTTAGAGCCTGATTTCTCAGAACGGCACCGGCTGTTTCTGTTAGTGTAGCCATGTTAGAATACTCCTTTATTCTGTACTATTTATAATTCCTGCAATTTCTACAATTTTGAGATGAAATTGCTGAATAGCTTCAGAGCCACGTCTTCGATTTCGTATCGACTAGCCTCTGTTAGTTGCTTTTTAGCATTTTCATAATCAATTGCTTTCCAACCTTGATTGGTTAGAATCCATTCAGATCCTTCCATAATACCCTGCACGAATGCATCGGGTGCGGAAGGATCCGCGACGATATCGGCCGCTGTAGCCAATCTAAAATCGTCTTGTACTAGTTGATACCCGTTAGCTGGTTTAAGAGACCCTACGCCTCTTGTTGACACACCTAGACAAGCACCGCCATCTAATAGACTTTTCACTATCTTACCATTAGGAGTATCCACGATTTTGGCTTTACCAATGAAGTTATTGCCATCTGGATATAGTTTGGTTATCATGTGCGAGACACGATCCAAATTGATTGCAGGTGAATCAGGATGACCTAGTTCACCGAATGCGCGATTCTTCTTTACATAGTTTTCGTTATATCGGTCAACTTCCCTACCGAGAATCTCTCTGGGATATACTCGACCATTGCGATTCTTCTGTTCGGCTTGCATGAAAATACCTTGGATGTAATGTTCCTTGACACCGTTCTTTTCTTCGGTAATAAACTCAACATCCTGGAGTTCTTCCTTAATCAGTTTCATGTAACTATTTCCTTGCTTCTTCTTGAAGAATTTTGGTCATCTTTCTTCTCCATGTATAGAACTTTTTCTGTCGCGACCCGGGTCGGCGCCTTTCCAGTCACCTGGTTTATTGTATACTTTTCTCGGCTTCGCATGTGTCTTTGCAAATTGTTCCATCTGACCAATAACATCGGGGTGTAAATTCAATTTCTTCGCGTGTGCATGTAATGCGCTGTAACCAGCATGATATTCTTCGCGTCTTTTTTGTTCATCAGGCAATTCAGATGTTGGCTTTTTGCCTTCAGCGATGATTTGCTTTAGTGTTTTCATCTATCTTCTACCTGTTTTCCTGTTGAGGCCTAATGCATTCCTCTTGCGGTTTGATCTAGCTCGTTTCATATTGGATCTATTCATCTTGCTCCGGCGCTTGATTTTACCGCGCCGTGCGCCTAGCTTTCTCTTTCGTCTTTCAGCGGGCGACATTCTAATCAGCTTACCACCTCGAAAGGTATATCCTGGTCGTGTCGAAACTTTCTTTCGTCTCTGGATCTTACCACCACGCACTCGCGCACGGACAATCTTGAATGAGGCTTCCAGAAGGTCTTTTTCGGATAACTTAGATTCTTTTTCTGGCTTTGCATATTTTTTGCGGAGATCGGCCAGCTTAATATTATGTTTATCATATAGACCAGAAACGTGATACTTGTTATCCGACATGGTATGTCTTTGCATCAAGTTCTTATGATCTTCAATTTCATCATGTTCTTGCTTTTCGGACGCATTTTCCTCAAGCGATCCGCGAGAGTATTGACCTATCTTTGCGACCTTGGAATGCATATCATCATCAAACTTTTTCGTTGTGATACCGAGTTTGGCCTTGAGTGCATCAAGTCTCTTATCACCCACCTTTTGCTTTTTGTAGGATGGCTCTTTGGCTTCCCATTCAGCCTTCTTTGCTGCATATTTCTCAGCCCGAGTTTCCTCTTGCAGCTTTGGATTAGGTCGAGGTTTTGGCACAGAACTCACAGGCTGTGAAGGTTTTTCCAATGTTGATGGAACCGGTGCTGCGACTGCTCCTGGCATTACCTTCTTTGGACCAATATCAGGCCCGATTTTGTGTCGATTGTCCACAACATTAGTGGACATCCGTCGACCTTCTATTTTGTATTCGTTAATCTCCGCTTCGCTGATCTTAGCCAGAATAGACTTCTTGACCTCAAATAGTTTCCGGTTAACCACAACTGATATCCATTCATCCAAAACATCTTTGGCTGTATCAAACTTCTTTTCGGAAATGGCTCGGATCAACTTGTCCATCATTATTACCTATTGAATGCACTAGGATCAGCAGTTTGTCCCGCATCATAATCATGATTATCTTTCTTGATATCGAATATTAGGGTAAAGTTGTCGCCGATTACAGGTCCTCCTACGGAGAATAGAATATCACCATTTGTGTTGGCAAGATCATTCGGATTTGTTAGGACGCCGGGGTGTCCGGGCAAATCTGGTCGAAGATCGATATTGCCGGTGTTTATTGTGATGATTTCATCATTAGCGAGACTGCTAGTAGCAGTGCCTTGCCACTTGAGAACAACAGATGAATTGGCTTTGACTGTACCGTATATTCTTCGGATTGTTGTTCGATAAGAGGGTCTGGGATGAGTTCCACTTACCATGATTTTATTATTGGTATTCAATGAGTATGCAAGAGCAGAAACATCAATAAGTGTCGTATTGGCTTCGGCCGTTCCATCTGAAATCCATACAAACTTGACAAGAGCCCTGTTTTGGGTGTCAAAAATCTTCTGTTCTTTTAGTACGTTTGCCATGTGGTTTTCCTAGTTCTTTAGCGTAAAGTTAAGCACTTCGGTGAAAGAATCCTTATTTCTATTTATCATTTCCTGAAATAGAACCTTGTTATTTTCATTCAAGGAATTGTAGGTATTCATGATTTTGGTTGCAGATGTTGGATTTATGTCCAGACTATAGAACTTTGCTGCTTGCATGATGTATTGTTCGGATATCTCATCCTTCTTTGCGGGCTTCTCATCAGGCGTTGAATAGAGTTTATCCAGCTTGGCCTTCTGGATACTCTGTTGCCTGGCTCTTACAGCCGAATATCCATTGAGTTTCCTGCCACCAAATGCGGGACCAGTCTTTTTGAGCGACTTTGTGGTATCCTTGGATCCATCTGTACTTTTATCTTCACTATCGCCAGAACCACCAACAATATTTGATCCTACAGCACCCGGAACGAGACCTTTACTAAACTTACTTTTGCTTCCAAGTTTGGCTGCAGCCCTAGCCGCGCGTGAAGCCCTGAACGCTCTGACGCCTGCTCCGACGGCTCTGATGACTTTTGGTGCTGCCGCAACGAGCCTGGCAGCCCCAACAGCAGCCCCAACAGCAAGCGGGACAAGCGGCAGAGCTTCATTAAGTTCCTGTTCCTCATCCAGATCCTCACTAAGACCTATTGATTGGAATGGTACTGATATGTATTTGTTGATCCGGTCTGCCCAGTATAGAGCGACCTTCTGACCATCTGGAAATACTCGAATAGCTCGGCGCTTTAGGACTATGAGCGCGGGTATCTGGTTTACATCAGCACCTACTCGGACGTTACCTCTATTCTCTTTGTTGGCATTGGCAATGGATTTTGCTAGCGCGCCTGGTCCTATGCCTCTTTCGCCAGTGGCAGGTAAGGCTGTCACTTCATTGATAGGAATATCCACAAACTCACCGTACTCGGGTTCTTCATGGACGATCTGTCGTGTCCGACCGAAAATCTGGCGATCATTCGTCACAAGCTCCAGGAGCTTGTCGAGAAGGTCAAGAAGGACCTGCCGTTCAGCCTTGGTCATCTTCGCATTATCTTTAGCCAAAGCCCGTTTCAGGAGCATCAGTTTACTAGGATCAAAAAGCCCACTCCGAACAAGAGTGGTTAACTTTTTGATGTCTGTGTTATCGGTATTCTCTAATACCGCATCCTCTGATGTCTTCCTGATTTGGGCTAGGGTTTTCATTATTACTTCTTTCCTGACTTCAATGCTTTATGTGCAATCGCCTTTGCCTTCTTCCGAACTTCTTTACGCATGTCTCGCTTTGATTTACCATTCATCAGGTAATCATCTTGTTTGCCTTGCATCCAAGGCTTATAATCATGCTTGGATTCTTCCTCGACCCTTTCAAGGCCAAAGTAGTTGTGCGCGATCTCAATCTTCCGATCATCAAGGGCCTCGACGGCCTTGGCTGATAGGGTTGCATTGAACTTCTCGCGCATATCATCCAACTGATTATTGACAATATCTTGGATAGCATTATCAATCGTTTCTCTAGACATTAGAATCTCCTTTGTTCTCTATTTATACTAAGGAACAGGTGTAATAGTTGATTTCCCTATGCTGGTCGGGAGTCTGTGCATCACTACCAACCAGTTTATTAGGACCGCCTGTTACTTTCAACTTGGTTCCACGCGGCAATATGAACTCATGCTCGCCTGGATTGACTGACATATCATCAGCATACACACCCGGCTTCTTGGGTGGTACATAGATCTGGAGTATAGTGGGTGCACCCGTAGCCAATGCATGTTCCATGCTGAGGGTGGTCGATCTAAATCCCTTTGTGATGAATGAGATCCCCGGAGCCAGTTCTTCTCCTGCATCGATAGCAGAAAACACGATGATTTCAGTGGGTGTAAGAACCTTCTTCATTGCACTATCAAGAGCTTGGATTATAGCAGGGCTTGAATCTTGTGGTCCACCGGGTTGCAACTGCTTAGGATCGACACCTGTAGGCATGCCACTTAGCATATCACCGGCTTCATAATATCCTGTGTCTGTCCACCATTTGATTGCGTCCAGTTGGTTCTCATCATATTTCATCGCGTCATATGTCTTTGATAACACGGCCAGAATGTCCTCGTTATCTTTGCCCTGTGCTTTAGACATAGTGCCGAAGTCATCCGATCGGTTCTGTGCATAATCATTTGTTTTTACGGCCTTTGAGAATGGAACCAGTTTATCGTTCTTGACGATATAGGATACCTGGTTTGTCTTGGGATCTGCATATCGACCAAATCCCACATACTTAAGGCCCAAATCCTTGGCTTGCTTTGCAGCAATACCGCTAACTTCGGCCTTTGCAATATTCAAGTCTTCTCTAATATGGTCTATATAACTTTTCATTTTGCAAACTCAATATCTTCTTTTTTTACTTGAAACTTAGGAGGCTTCTCTTGCTGGGGGGGTGGTAGTTGTGCTTGACCCTGTTGAGGACCGGCCAACTGTTGCTGTTGTTGTTGTTCAGGATCATTTGGGTCGATCTGGGGCATACCGGTCGAAGGATCAATGCCTTGTGTTTTCATGTTGGCTGCATCAGCATCGGCTTCCTCTTCCATCTGCTTATCAATCTCCTCAATATCTTCATCATTCTGTTTTAGGAGATTGCGCCGAATCCATTCCTTTGAAAAGTATCGACCAACAAAGGGTTCGATTAGTTGAAGGGCTGTGATACGATTTGTTAGAAGTTCTGTTTCCTTCATCTCATCAAAGTTATTGTCCTTGAGGAAATCATACCAGATATCTTCTTTGAACTCATTCCATTCTTCTTCGGTACAGATCCTCTTTAGGACCAGCTGGACTCGAAGGAGATCATCAAAGAGTCCTGAAAACTTGCTTCTTAGTCTGGATACGAACTTTGCGAACTTCAGTTCATCCCGAGTGATTTCTGTGGTCCGACCTAGTGAGAATCCCGGGCTGGGATTATCAAGCCGACTCATTGGAACACCCAAGGATTTATAGAGCTTCTTCTCGAAATATTCCACGTCTTCCATCTTACCGAGATTTTGACCACCCTCTAGTGTGGTGATTTCAGTTCCTCTTGAACCTTCGCGTCTCGGTAGCCAGAAGTCTTCAAGCATGGACATATGCTTTCGATCATCACGGATTTCACCCGTGGCCGAATCATACACCAGCTTGTTTCTGTATTTGGTCATGATGTCGCGAAGATATTGTTCGGCTTTGATTGTCGGCATATTACCAACATCAACATAGAAGATTCGTCGCTCAGGTGCGCGAGACATTCGATATATTACTGTCGCGTCTTCTACCATTCGGACTTGATTGAGTGGCTTGATGGCTTTGTGGAGATATGATAGGACCATGGCCCGTCTGGAATCCATCAATCCTGAGTTGACATTCACAATAGAATCGACTGCAATTTTCACACCCATATTGGAATGGGCGCCTATGATGCCTCGTTCATTATAGAGGTAATACTCATTAACGGCCTTGATCACATCAACGGATGTTGTAGCGTCTTTCGACTTTTGTATTTCACGGATTTTTCGGATTCTTCGAGGATCGATATACCGTATTTCCTGTATACCTTTTCGGGGATTAGTTTCGTCAATGACTACATGATAGAATAATCTACCATCAACATACCATCTCTTGAATGTGTCATGACCATTAGCACCAAATCCTAACAACTTTAGAATTGTGGCAAATTCGTCTGTAATCTTTTTTCTAACTGCTTCGGGTTGTTTTAGTTCATCAACATTCAATTCAACGGATTTGCCGTTATCTTCGGTAACGATAGCTTCATTGATGATTTCATCAATCGCAGATTCGATCTCGGGTTGCATCGACATTTCCCGATATCGGGTAATAAGCTCGACCTCATTCCGGATGATACCATCCATGTCCACATATGTACCATAATGTGAACCACTGGTAACCGTAATCGCACCATCATCCTCTTGCGGAGGCGCAAAAGTCTTATTCGTGGCTGCTTCCTTTACAGGATCGACACGTTTTTTAATCTCGAAGCCGAACATTTGCACCATTTTATAGATATTCCCATTCTGGCTTTTTGTATTTCAATCTATAAAAGACCGCATCATATTTCATATTTAGGGTAATAGATGCTTCGCGCAAACTACCAAATATCCCATGAGGAGTCTTTATTCTCTTAGCAAAATTATTGTTAGATCCAGATTGATTAACATGGGGTCGAGGTCCCCGTAATGCTGCCTTATGTCTTTCAGTTTTGGGTTCTCTGCTACTGCTATCACTACACTTTTTCCTGAATGCCAATCTATCATCATATGTGATAGATGTCCAGCGTTTTTTGCATACCTCGCGGCCGTTCTGACTCAGTTTTTCCTGGATGATTTCTTCTTTATTCATCCAACCACTTAGCGCATGCCATGCCAATCTATCTTGCCAACGACCATGTTCCTCATAGAGTTTTCTATGAGCTTCAGCATGTTCCTCAACAGACAGTAGAACCAGATTATCTGGTTCATTTGTACCGCCTGCATGCCTTGGCACTATATGGTGCTTATGCTTCATACAATCTCCAATCTCCAATCTATAATAAAGGATCCTCTCAGACCCCATACTATATATGATCTTAATATATGGGCACATTCCGAATGGGCGGAGATGCTCCAGTAACACCAGTATCATTTGGTGAAGACTCCCACCATTGATAGCACAGCGTCACGGTATATTCTTCAATACGGTCATTATCTGCCCAATCAACTTCAATTGGAGTCACTTCCATCGGAAACATTCCGACGAATGTGTATGATTTTAGTGCTTCTCCCGTCTTTGCGAACTGAGTAACAGTTGCTTGGACCGTATAAGATGTCGGTGACCGGAAAGAAGGATGTCGAAGATTGCCTCTATGAGAATTGATTCCGTTCAGCCAAAGTTCGAATGCATTTCGGATCTTGAAATCTTCATCATTAAGGAGAGTAACCGTCCATTCAGGGAATGTTCGGTTACCAGCAAACTTCAATTCTCGTCCAAAATAGTTGACCGAGACTGGATTGATTTGTGTACCGGGTAGCTGTGCGGCCTTACAGAAGAATCGAAACTGTTCTGCTACACCCAGGCCATCGGAACCAACTCTGGCTGTTGCTGGTACGCCCGCTGTGGCTAGCTGAGGAAAGTTGAATGCTACCTCAAAAAGATTAGGTCGAGCGCCATCATTGGCCATTGATGATCTGAATTGTTGAATATTGAAAGCCATTTGTTATTTACTCCTTAGCGTTATTCTTATTCTATTTATTTATGCGATTTGGTTCTATTTTCAACCCATGGCAGCAATTGTAGATTATTGATCGATGCCGTTATGTGTTCAGACATACCCAAATCAAACGCTTTCTTTATCGACATTTTATGATCCAATTGATAACCCTCATCTATTCCACAAAGAGTTCTCGGCAAATCATCAGGATTTAGTAGGTGCTTATTCTTCTCATAAACTTTTTCGGACAGCCTACGGACTTTATATGCATAGGCTTGAAACTCTTTCTTGTTCGGGTTCCAGTTATGGTGTGCTGGACCA